GGCATAACACCAACGAACTCCGGATCCGCGCAAGCATAAACTGTCCCTGGCGGAACGATCTTCGAAACGATTATATCGGCTCCCCAGATATGAGCATAAAGCCCGGTCTGGAGGATTTCACGATGGGTAACCGGATCGATTTCACCCTGGCCTACCTGACCACCACCCGAAGCCCAGTTAAGGATATCGGTGTACTCATTAATATTCATGAAGTACTTGGTAGTAACGTTGTCCCAACGATCGATCTGAACCTTGAGGTCCACTAGATCCCTCTTCAACATGCCCTGATCGGCGATGTCCTGAAGAGTGTTCTCTTGGCCAGCCGCTGAATCAATGGCCGCGAAGATGTTGGCATCTTCCTGAGCCATGATCTCTTGACGAGCCTTCTGGACGGCACGGTCAATAACGTTGAATCTGCGCCTCTTAACCTCAGCAATACGGACGGTAGGATTCGAGAAGATCTCGAATTCAGGAACCGTAACGCGGTCGCCGAAGATTCTCGACTCGGGGCCAGTACCGTTGCTTGAGATAACCACGGCGGTTACGTCAATATCACGGTCATAAACCGGAAGAGCGCCCTGGGGAAGGGGATCAACCACAACGGCTCTACGCGCAATTCCTTGGTAATCAAGGTTTCTACGAATAGGGTTCGCCATTGCCTGAGCAAGAGCCATTTTACCCTGTTGAGACATAATGGCCGACTCAACTAACTGGTCGCGTCTATCTGAACTAAGCGAAGCCTGCCCGGCAATCGCTAAGTTAGAAGGAGCATTTTCCTCTAAAATCGAGGCGAATTTAGCAATCTGCATCAAAGCGTCTTGAAGGTTCGACGCATTTAACTGTCCTTGTGGATTAAAAACATTTCCGTACATTATATCTCCTATTCTGCCTGCCTAAGCCAGCAGCATTTTTATTAAATTGGGGGTTAAAATGGGGCGGGCGTTACCGACCGCCCCAAAGTTATTTATTAATACTCAGGGTCGAAGTTAACCACAACCTGCGTAAAGTTAATAACAGCGTTACCAACTAGGAAGTTAGGTGTAGTTACCAATGAACCATTGGTTGCAAACTCTACTAGACGCGCGACAACAAGGTTACCAACATCGAACGACCCTTGAGCCGAACCAACCGGAGTTAATAGACCAGTTGAAGTAGCTGTGATGGGGTCACCAACATCGAGAGTGGCATTGGCCGGAACCAGACCGTCAGCTTCGGTATCAACCGCATCTAGAGTAATGGCATAGAGGCCACGACTCCAAAGAGTTGCTTTACCAGAGCCAGAACCGGTGTGAGGACCATTCTGGGCGCCAGTCGTCTTCTGACCAGCGACAGCACCAACTAACTCGCCGAATAAAGTACCATAACCTCGGGTACCTTCGTCAACCAACCAAACTGGGCGACAGTTGGCAGGAAGAACGCGAGTAACGATATTACGAAGTTTGTTTGTGGTACCAACGTAACCGTCAGAACCATCAGCATCTTTCGCAGCATCATCAGTCCCAGTAATATTATAACTGACAAGAGTAGCTACCTCTCCGCCGAGAATCTCATTCGCGCCACCAAGAGTGAGCTGAGAGTCATATCCATCAAATTGTCCAAGTGGAATGCAATGTGCCTGAAGTGGTTTAAGTGCCATGATAATTTTTCCTTAATTTAAATAACTTACTCTTGGGTCTTACCGTCTGTCTGGATTTATAAGGTATCCAGCACCCTTTCAAATATTATATGTTTATATTGGTAGAAATTTATGCACAGATATTATTTTTTTTCCAATTTTATAAACTATGTCGTCTTTATTTGAAGATTTGTTAAATTTCTTATATTCTAGGGCTTTTTGCAGAGCAGAATTAATATCTTGTGGGTTGGTAGAAAGAACCACGCCATTAAAAGCTCTAGTATCGAACAGATTATTAAGAGAATTTTCTACTTTAGAAATAAGCCCAGTTAGTTCTGGATTCAATTTACCATCCACATTTCCGTTATATTTTGATCCAATAAAAGCGGAAAGTTGAGCGGAGGGGTTTTTGAAGTACTCTTGAATTATAGCAATTTGCTTTTCCTCTTTAGTTTTCATTAAACCAACGGTTTCGAGGACGGATTTGCCTATATTTTTGGCACCTTCCCAAATTTCTCCAAAAGATACATCATTCACATCGAAATTTTGTGGATATTCATTTGCCATACCAGCGCCATTACCATGAGTAGAATAATAATCAGAAAGGCTAAATTCCTGAGCACTAGGATCTTCTGTACAGAGATATGACAAAGCGGACTGAGCATTTTCTCCGCTTATTGTGGACATTTCTGTAGAAGTACCTGAATTTATAGCCATTATTCCTCTCTTACAAATTCTTCATTAGATTCTTCTTCATTAGAACCGAACAATGATTCTATCCAAGAGTTTTGGGTTTCTTTAGCTTTAGAAGCCCCATCTGTAACGAGAGAATCATGGACTTTACACAAAACATTTAAAGAGTTACGCAATGCGGTTAATGAATTTTTGGCATAAGTTTTAGTATTTCCCCACATTCCTCCCAAGATATATTCAAAACTTTGCCACAAATCGCTTTCGACCTCTTTATTTTCTAACTGCATATCATCAATTTCAGCTAACATTCCTGAGCTAAAAGCGACACCACCTCCTATTTTAGAGGCCATAGCTCTTGCAATTTGTATATACTCACTAAGAAATTCTAATTCTTCTGAAGATCCTATAATTTTAGATCTGGCAGATTCTTCATCAGAAATACCGGCGATATCTTGATTTTCGTTTCTTCCAATAATTTGTTCTGCCCTACTTGAATTAATCATTATATAATTAATATCTTTAATCCAACTATTAATTTTACCATAATTTACAGCGGACACGGATTCTTTTAATTTAATTAAAGCCTGTTTAGATTTTTCTGCATCTGGTTTAACGCCTTGAGTGATATGACCTAAAAGCTGAGTTTTAATACTAGCAATAACGGAAACGCCAGCAATTCCTGTAATAAGTTTTGGTGCCCATTTAAGTACGGTCCACCAGCTAGCATTTTTTTTTATTTTTTTTTCCTCTTCTTGAGCCAAGAGGAGAGCACATTCATCGGCGGTTTTGGACAGGGAATCTTCACCGGCATTATCCATGTCAAATCCTAATCGTATTAACTCATCCAGGAGATCCTTGCTGGCGTACCTATGTTGGGTCAAGTTGCCATTAGGGGTTTTATTAACAATGCCAACCATGACATTATGTCTCTCATTGATGTTCTCCACCAATGCGTTTAATTTATCATAAGACGGAGCAATGATTACGCTTTCGGGGTGAGCTTGTTCAATAATTTCTTTATTGGAATCATTTAATTTAATATCGATTCCATACAAAGCCTTTATTTTTTCTGCATAATCAGAATCATTTTCTTTATCATGCTGAGTAAGCAGATCAGCTTTTTTGACGAAGCCTTTATCCGTCATAATTTTAACATATTCATCAAAAATTTCGCTCATAATTTACCCTTTTATTTTTGGAGCAATTTCCCCTACGAATCTATCAACTACATTTTTCCAGGAATTTAATCCCGAATTTATTGGCATTTGAACATGACTAGGATTAGAGGACATAATCTCAGCATTAACGCTGTATATAATAGATACTAGTTTATTGAAAGAAGTAGAATTAACAGCTAGATCTTGATGACCTTTAAGTTCTGGATATATAGCTTCTGCCCATTTCCACAGGGTATTAGAGACAGATCCAACAAGTGGGACAAGCCACATAGTTTGGCCAGAATTTGGATGATACTGTTCACCAACACCCTGAGCTGGAGCTAAGTTATGTTTAACAACCGGAGGCAAATCATACTTTTTTTGTTGCGGTTGTGCTGGCTGAGGCGTGCCATGGAACATATTGGTTAAGAAAGATGGTACTCCTGGAATACCAATGGAATCCGCTGGGTTCTTTTGAGAAGCCGCCTCTTCTTCTTTTTCTCCCATAAAGAGTTTAGGACCCTCAAAAAGAGCAATACCCATTAAAAAAGCCATAATAGCCCAACGGAGTAATCCACCGAATAGGACTTTTCTGAGGCCACCACCTACAGAGCCGAAAATTCTGCCCAAAATCCCATATCTGCTAAACACAGATGGTTTTCTTCTTTGAGCCTCTTTAATTAATTTACCTTGAATAGCATCAACCAATTGCCCACGTTTTTCTAATTCTCTTAAAGGAGCTAATGAAGCGCCTTTAATTATAGAAGAAGTGGATTGATCGGCGACTCTAGCGGCATCTTCTTGGGTAAATTCTCCAGTAGAGGAGATGATAGATTGTACAGAATCTAAGACAGATTTAAAAAGTGCGCTAATATCTATATTAAAAACATAAATAGCTAATGGGGTCAATATACCAAGGGGCCACCATATTGAAGATAGGAAAGGTATAGTAAGATAAGTGGCGATAGCAGGAATAACGCCGTAGGTATTAACACGATCTTTAACGGCCTGGGTGATGGTTTGGGCAGCACCACCCAATTGATCGGCCAGGCCGGCTTGTTTGACTATCTCTTCTTCTTGAGATAAACCAGCATGAATGATCATTAATTTGTCAATTAGTTGACAATCTGATTCATAATCATTATACATTTATCTCCTTTTACCA